TAAAAGTAATATTATAGCCATCATGGGCAGTACGCTCAATGGAACTTTCTACAATACCAAAGATTCTTTGGTAGAGAATTATAATTATTTTAATGGCGAATATGATTTAGAACGTTTTTCTGGTATTACTTCTACTTTTTCGGATAACGCAGAAGATGCACTACCTGCCATTTGGCTTGATTTCAATAGCATTAGACCCAAGATACACTTATTACAAGGTGAGCTTATAAAAAGGGGCTTTGAAGTATCAGTAAAAGCCATCAACAAAGAAGCTAAGTCAAGGCGCTTGGAGTTCAAGAAAAATGTCGTTTCACAGATGTATCTGCGGGATGTAGTGACAGATTTGAAGAAAGAATACGATGTAGACATACCACTGGCAGAAGAACTACCCGATAAAATAGAAGAATTAGAGGATTTTGTTTCTTCCAACTATAAAGATAAGCATGAGCTTATTATGGAATACATAATACGCTATAATATAGAAATTTATAAATGGAAATATAAGAGGCTTCGTCTTTTTAGGGATATATGCGTTGTGGGAAGATGCTTTGTTAAAAATGAGATAAGAAATGGTTATCCACAATTAAGAGTTATCAATCCTATAAATGCTGTTTATGATCACAATAGCGAGGATGATTTTCTTACCGACTCCACTTATTTTGGCGAAGTTTATTATCAGGGTATAGAAGATATTATTGAAAAATGGGGATAAAACTTGGTGCCACAATGAAAGAAAAACAAGAGGATGGCACCATCAGAGATGTACCCAAGGGCTCGCAGGGCGAAATAATATGTAAATCGCCAACGGATTCCAACTGGGAAGGTAGTGGTCTTAAATGGTGGCTGTGTGATGAAAGCGGGAAAGTTAATAATGTTCGTCAAATGTTTGATTTAACTATTCCATGTCTTGGTGATGATGAAGGATTTAAACTCAATGGCTTTCCATGGCTATTTGGAACCGCAGGTGATATAACCGGGGAAGGGGAAGGTCATAAGTACCTGTGGTATCATGCTGACGAATATGATTTAGTAAAACATTTTGTACCTGGATGGGTAGGGCTTAATATGGATGAATATGGCAATGAAGATGTAGAAAAGTCAGTAAGAGAAATCCTTGAGAAGCGATATAAGATGAGAAATAATGAACAGTCATTGGCAAATGAAATACAAAAATTTCCCCTCACACCGGAAGAAGCATTCAGGAAAGGGTCTGGAGCTATCTTTCCCACAGTAATTATCAATGAGAGAATAACGGAATTAGAAAAGCATCCTATACCTATGCACAAAGGAAGGTTTGAATGGAAGCAAGAAGGTGTAAAGCCAATATTTATCCCAAGCAATGAAGGTAAGGTTCACATCTTAGAGCATCCCCAGGATATAGAAAATTTATATGTTGCAGGAGCCGACCCTTATGATCATAGAAAAAAAGAAGGCAGCGGCTCGGAAGGAAGTCTGTGGATATATAAAGAACCTATAGAACGAAATCCTCTTGAGGTAGAAGAAATAGAAAAAGATTACGAAAAGGCATCATTTGAAGAAAAATTAAAAATTTTATTATCCTTGGGGAATTTACCAATATTGGGATATACAGATCAGCCGGAAAATCCTAATGACTTTTATCAACAATGCCTGATGGCAGTCATGTACTATGACTGCAAGGTACTTGTAGAAAGGAATCGGGTACGCATGATAGGATATTTTGAAGATAATGGTTATGGTCAATATTTAAGAAATGAACCGGCACGTGTAAATAAAGCACCAAAACGTGCCTCACGTAATAAAGGTCTTTGGATGGACGAAGACACAAAGACTTATGGCATAGGACTTTCCCATAATAAGTTCAGCCATCATTGCAATTCTATTTATTATTTGGACTTATTAAATGATGCACTTATTTATGATCCCGATATTCAAAAGAAAAAAAAGGATAGTGTAGATGCTTTTAACATTACTTTAGTATATTTGCAGGATACTATTCGTAGAGGAATTAAAGCAAGAGTTAATGCAGAAAATAATAACGGAGGATTTAAAGATATTCGTTACATTAAACAAGGTAAATATTTTTCAGTAAAATAAACAACTATGGCAGCATATACTTTCCCACCCAGAAACATACCAGAAAGTGAAAAAGACGAAGAATGGTATAAAAGTAATATTATAGCCATCATGGGCAGTACGCTCAATGGAACTTTCTACAATACCAAAGATTCTTTGGTAGAGAATTATAATTATTTTAATGGCGAATATGATTTAGAACGTTTTTCTGGTATTACTTCTACTTTTTCGGA